CACCAACGCCGACCCCACCATCGTCTCCAGCATCGGCCTCGTCACCTTCGGCACCTACAACGGCATCGAAGTCGCCGACTACGTCGCCCTCGCCCAAGCCTTCACCGAAGTAAAAAACGAACAAGCGCAGAGCCAGAGCCAGAACTCCCCGGACGAGTAACCCCCACAGGGATGCCCCACGACGACGGCGACAGCCGGCCGAGCCTCGAGACCTACACCGCGGGCGACGGCTCGCTCGTCATCTACGACCCCCGGGAGACACCGGACGCCTGGCTCATCACCCAGCAGCCACTCCTCCTCGTCGACTACCGATGACCGGCCAACGCACACACGCTACCGGACGATCGCAGGGCCACCCACCGGTGTGTAACGACTGCGGGCAGCCCGCCAGCCACCTCAACCAGGACGGCATCTGCCAGGACTGCGCGATGACGAAAGCGAAACGCCTCCACGAGGCCGCCGAACGCCTCGAACAGACCACGGCGGGCCTCGAGGACATGGACGCCGAGGACATCGTCGAAGAACTGGAGGCCGACGAGGGATGAGTGAAGAGGACTCCATGGCGGACGAGGACCCCATGGAGGATCCAGACCGATGCACTGCGACAGCGTCGTCGACGGGCGAGCGGTGCAAACAACCCGCGATTCCGGGTGGGAACGTCTGTCGGTTCCACGGCGGATCTGCGCCGCAGGTCCAGAAGAAGGCCGAGGAGCGCCTCGAGGAGATGGCCGACGCGGCAACCAAACAGATGCAGAACCGGCTGTCGGACGTCTTCGACCGCTTGGACACCGCCGAGACCCACGACGAGTACGTCAAGCTGCTCCGCGAAGCGAGACAGCTCACGACGTCGATCCTCGACCGCGCTGGCAAGGGGCCGACCGAGAAGCGGGAGGTCACCGGCGATGGTGGCGGGCCGGTCCAGGTCAACTTCTACGAGGAAGTCGTCGAGACGCCGTGGTCGCCTGATGGTGGTGACGAATGAGCGCGACACAGCCCGTCGACGTCCGGTACCAGTGGACGAACTACCAGCGGCACGTCCGGGACACGCTCGAGGCCGGCGACGTCGACCTCGTGACGCTGCGGACGGGCTACGGCGGTGGCAAGTCCCGGTGCGGCGGGCAGTGGATCCACCGCGGCGCAGTCGCCGATAGCGAGGGCGTAAGCGAGAGCCTCGTGCTCGCCCAGGACTACCAGAAGGGGAAGGCGACGACCTACTCGGTGTTCTTCAAGATCCTGCCGGGCGAGGACACCAACCCGTTCAAGGACGGCGACCCGGAGAACAGCCCCATCGTCGACACCTGGCATTCGAACGACAAGCGCCTCGTGTACGTCACCGGCCACGTCGCCTGGCTGGGTGGCGCGGACAAGTGGAACCGGTTCGCCGGCGGGGAGTACTGCCGGATCTGGTGCGACGAGGTCGGGCACTACCCTCCGAACACGGACTTGTACGACCTGCACGAGATGCTGGTGACGCGACAGCGCACCGAGATCGGGCCGAACACGACGCTGTGGACGTCGACGGGCAACGGCTACAACCAGTTCTACGACATCACGGAGCGCCAGGTCGGCCCCGACGACGAGCCGCTCCCGTGGGCCGACCAGCTGGAGGTCGTCGTCGCGTCGACGGAACACAACACGCTCCTCCCCGAGGACGGCCTCGAGAAGATCGTCGGCCAGTTCCGCGGCACCGCCCGCGAAGAACAGGGACTGCACGGCGGGTTCGCCGCTGCGGAGGGCCTGGTCTACGACGGTTTCTCGCGGAACACCCACGTCCGCCCCACGGACGACCTCGAGGACCGACTCATCGAGGACCACGCGATCTACGGCTACGACGCTGGCTGGGACGACCCCCGCGTCCTGCTCGACATCCGGCGGACGCACGCCGACCAGTACGTCGTCTGGGACGCCTTCTACAAGTCCGAGTCCCGGCTCGCGGAAGTCGTCGACCCCGACGACGTCCTCGACACCCAGGCGTGGCTGGAGGACAAACCACGGGGCCGGATCTACTGCGAGCACGAGCCCGCACACATCCAGCAGTTCCGCGCGGCCGGCTGGCCGGCGGTCAAAGCCGAGAAGAGCCTCGACGGCGGCATCGACCACGTCCGTGACCGCCTCGCAACTGACGGCGAAGGCAGGCCGGGCCTGCTCGTGGCCGACCGCTGCAGTGACGTCATCCAGGAGTTCCTCTCGTACAAAGAGGAGCACGTCGGGAAGGCCGCGGCGAAGGACCACGCCCTGGACGCGCTCCGGTACGCGCTGTTCACGCACACGCCAGTCGACCAAAGCGAGTCTGGCGACGATAACGGAGTGACCTACCTCTAACCCATGACAGACGAACCCACGAGTGACGAGTCAGCCGCAAAGCTCCACGTCGAAGGCGTCGGCAACAGCCAGACTGCGGCGCTCGACAAAGCCGACTCCACCACGCAGCTCCCCAAGCGCCGGATCCAGAGTCTCGACATCGGCATCCAGCCGCCCTACAACCCCGACCGGCTCGCCGCGTTCCTCGAGCTCAACGAGACCCACGCCGCCGCCGTCCGCAAGAAGTCTCGGTACGAGGTCGGGTTCGGGTTCGACATCGTCCCCACGAACACCGTCGATCCCGAGGAGGCCAGCGACGAGGAACGCGAGCTCGTGGAGGACTTCTGGCGGGGCGAGGACTCGACGTGGCAGACCGGGCCCCAGCAGTCGGCCGAACCAGCGACCCCTCCGGAGGTGCTGGAGCTCGCCCGGCAGGACTACCACTCGGTCGGCTGGCTCTGCCTCGAGATCCTCACCGACATGGAGGGCACGCCGGTCGGGCTCGCTCACGTGCCCGCGAACACGGTGCGCGTCCGAAAACCCCCACGGGATTCTGGCGACGGCGACGGCGACGGTGATGGTCGCGCGATCAGTCACAGTGCGCCCGAGGAATACGAAGCCCGCGGGTACGTCCAACGCCGGGGCGGCCGCACGCGGTACTTCGGCGAGGCCGGCGACCGCCACCGCGGCCAAGGAGACACCGACAAGGACCCGGTCTTCGTCGACGCCCAGACCGGCGACGTCACCACCGGGTCGGCCGAGCGCCTCGAGAACGAGCCCGCGAACGAACTCATCTACGTCCGCAACCCCAGCCCGCTCGAGCAGGACTACGGCGTCCCGGACTGGGTCTCCGCGATCCGCACCATCAGCGCGGACGAGGCCGCGAAGGACTACAACCGGGCGTTCTTCGACAACGACACCATCCCCCGGTTCGTCATCAAGGTGACCGGAGGTGAACTCACCGAGGAGTCCCGCCGGGACCTCAAGCAGATGCTGCACGGGCTCCGTGAAGAGTCCCACCGCGCCGTCATCCTCGAGGTCGAGAAGTTCGCGAACCAGCTCGACACGGACGTCGAGATCGAACTGGAGCCGATCGGCCAGGGCATCAGCGAGGAGATGGACTTCCGCGAGTTCCGCGCAAAGAACGAACACGAGATCGCGAAGGTCCACGAGGTCCCCCCGATCCTCATCGGCGTCACCGAAACATCGAATCGGGCGAACAGCAAGGAGCAGGTCCAGGACTTCGCCCGGAACGTCATCGCGCCCGAGCAGCACAAGTTCGCCACCCGGCTCTACCAGATCCTCCACCAGACCGCCCTCGACGTGTCGGATTGGACCATCGAGTTCGAGCTCCGCGGCGCCGACCAGCCCAAGGAGGACGCCGAGGTCGCGCGCCGAAAGATCGCGGCGGTCCGTGGCGCGGTGCCAGTGAATCGGGCCTTGGAGATGGTGGGCGAGGACCCACTCCCCGAGGACCACCCGGTGGATGGGGACACGCTCGTCTCGCAGGTCGGCCAGGACCCACGCGGCGACAGCCCGGAGGCGTCCGTCGATGCTGTTTCGATGCATGCGCCCCCGGAGGAGAACAAGATCGGGGAGCGCGACTGGGCTGATGTCGAGGCGGACCTCGCGAGCAAAGATCCACTGGAGCAGGTACAGTTCAACAGTTCGAACCTCGATGAGGGGCTCTACGACTTCGGTGAACAGGAACTCTATCTCTCGTTCGAGCGCGAGGAGGGGCAGTCGTCGCTGTACGCGTACGTGAACGTCCCGCCGTCGGAGTGGTCGGGGCTGGCCAATGCGTCGAGCGCGGGCGGCTACCACTACGACAGCATCCGGCTGGAGTACCCCTACATCGAGGTGACGAACTTCCACGACCGGCTGCCGGAGGGCCCGTCGCCGGACGCGGAGGACGTCCCGGACGACATCCCGTTGTCCTAACACGAGTGATCGCTGATGACCGCGGGAGTTCCCGGCTCCCCGCGCGAGGCACGACCGGGCACGGACACATGACGGATTCTAACAAGGACATCGAGCGCGGCGAGAAGCGCGGCGTCCTCTCGACCGGTCGTGCCAAAGACCATGAGGACGCTAGCGCGGACGCCGACAACGAAGACGACGACACTGACACTAGCGAGGAGGACTGAACGGATGACCAAGAAGCGAGACAGCTCGCTCTCGAAGCGCGTCAACTTCGTCGCGAAGGACGACGCCGCCCAGGAGGCGACTGGCATCGTGATGGTGCCGGACAAGGTCGACCT